AGCTTTTCGCCGCGCTGGCGATGGCGGGGTTGCTAGCAACCGATACGAGGTTTGCAGAGCCCGAGACTTTTACGGGATATGCAATTGGCATGGCCGACGCCTTGCTCGCCGCGCTGAAGGGGGGGGAGTGATGATCAGCAAGGAGTGGTATGCGAAGGGTTATCTGACGCCAGCCGATGTATCGCTGCTGATCGCCGACCTCGCCGAAGCCGAGATGCGTATCGCCGACCTCGATGAGAACTGGCGCACAGCACAGAGGCAGGAACAGTACCTCGACGCCAAGGTGGAGGAGTACGTCAAGACCATCGAGGATATGTCGCAGGAGGCGCACGAGCAGGAGAAGCGCCTCGCCGCCGCCGAGGAGTCGTACCAGCATCTCACCGCAGCGCTTGCCCACACCATTGAGGAGCGCGACGCCCTCGCCACGCAGTTGGCCGAGTGTCACGAGGCTCTTGATGTGGCGATAGCCCCCGTCGATGTCGGGGGTGGTGAGAAGGTGGCTGCATCTAATTTGGCCAAGCAGTTGGCCGAGTGCCGGGCCGAGCTTGCGGACTATCGGGCGTGGTACGAGTGTCGAGTACATCCCGAGAGTCCCATGGTTTGCGGTGATATTCTGCACCTCGAATCCCGCATCGAGGCCCGCAGGGCGAAGGAGGCAGAGAGGTGAGCGGTATAACAACTGGCGGAACGTCTATAGGCCAGTGCTCGTATTGCGGGAACTGGCACACATACTCTGAGGAGATGTGCCGCGACATGGTGAAATACCAACACAGCCAGCCGGCGATACAAACCCCCGTCCAGCTTAGCATCAGCGACGACACCATCCGCACCCTGCGCCTCGCCAACGGGCGATTGCGGGAGACGTTGAATCTTATCGAATGCGAAAGTGACGATCCTGATGCTGCTGGATGGGCACGTACCGCCCTCTCCACCCCCGACGACGGGCTCTGGCAGGAGGTGCATGCAGCGCTGAAACTCGGTCGTGATGGATGCGTCGCCATTGCAAGCGAATGCGAGGCGCAAGGTGAGCAGGAAGATGCGGCCGCGTGGAGAAAAGATGTAGCGACCATCGACGCCCTGCTGGGAGGGAAGCCATGACCGCCGTGGAGAGGATCGCGAGGGAGTTGTCGCGGTGGATTGAGGATGGTCCATTCGAGGACGTTGAACCCGAGGCCCGCCGCATCCTGGACCTGCTTGAACCCGAGGTCCGCGAGCGGGAGAAGGCGGCGTTCGTGGCGGGAGATGCACATGGGGAAACGCGTGCATGGCATACGGCGAGGGGAGATCGGCGGGCCGATGGCATGGATGATTCGGGAAAAGCCGAGGCAGAGCGCCGCCACCCCAAGGAGGAGAAGGCGTGACGATTGACGAGGATATCGCCGAATGCCAACGGCGGCTCGACAAGTTGCACGCCGGCTATCTCCGCAAGATACTGCGGGACGGACGGGGGATGAGCCGAGCGCAGACCACGACCTACAACGCTCGCGCCGGGCAGCTCGCCGAGCGGATTGCGGAACTGCGGCGGTTGAAGAAGTCAGCCGAGAAGGAGGTGCGGAAGCGGAGGTGTAAACGCATCAGTTTCTGATAGGCAACAGTTGTGTTCACTTTCGGAAACAAGAAAGCCCCCCGGAAAACCGGGGGGCTTCGTCAGTTGGTCTGAAGGATGACGCGGTTCGGGGTCTTGTCCCCGAGTAGGGCAGCGGTGATGTCCAGGGCCGCGAGCTTGGGGCTGGACGAAAGACCGTGGTGACCGTTTACACGCCATGCCCAGAAGTTCCCGTCCTTCCGCGCGTTGCCGACCTCGGAGTAGGCCGGGATCAGGACTTGCATGGCGTCATCGTGTACGACGTAGCGGACGACGAGATCGACGGTCATGTCATATCTCCTCTCTCGTCGGCCCTGACGACATTCACTTCCTCGGCGTACCGATCCGCGCACTCCGGGCAGAGCGGCAGGCAGCCGATCAGCGTGGGATAGGGCGGCTTCACGGGGTTGCCGCAGACGCAGCACGTCGGCTCCGAAGGCACGATGGGGGTCTTCATGCTGCCTCCTAGTTGTTCGAGTTCTCCATGGCGAGAACCTCGACCCCGATCTGCTTGAGGATCACCCGGCCGGCGGCCAGCATCTCCTGACCCGATGCCCTTGCGATCAGGATTTGCTGATCGCCCTTGTAGAACACGGCCACGATGCCCCTGAGGCCGTTCTCCCGGCACAGTTCCTCGAGAACCCGATCCAGATTTTCTTCGGTCATTGAGTCCCTCCTCGGTTGCCGATGCGCAGATAGACCATGTCGTATGCGCTGTCCCATCGCGGCACCAACTGGCCGCCCCTCCACCCCACCAGGTAGGGGGTGACAGGGTGGGCACAGGTGTGCCGCCAGCCCAGGCGCACCGGACCGACTTCGAGCCCCAGGTCCGTGGTCGAAATCAGTTGTGACGGCCAGAAGTTGAGTGCCCTGGAGTCCTTCCAGACCGGGACTTGCATGGAGCCGCCCGCGAACAGCGGGCCCCACGACACCTCGGCACCTAGCTCCACGAGGAAGCTGCCGGCCACGTTGATGTACGCCGGCGGATCGTAGGCCATGAGGCCCCCTTGCGGGAGCCACCCGAGCATGAGCCACCCAGAGAGAGCGAGTGCGCCCATCGTCATATGAGCCTCCTTCCTCTTCGCGTCGTCTGGTCGGGTGAGGGGGGACCGTTTACACGGCCCCCCTGTACGCCTCTTCCATCTCGGTCCCGCACGGGCATCTCGGCAGCCCGGCATCGAGCCACTTCTGCGTCGTCCGCACCGTGTACCCGCAGTCCGGGCAGATCACCTTCAGCATCCTGGTCCCGTCCTTCTTGCGGGCGCTGCGGTTCAGCACGGCGTGGGGGTACGGCTCCGGCATCATGGCCGTGAGCTTCTCGGACAGCTCCTCGCTGGGCGTCGTCGCCGTCCACGGGCCCTGTAGGCCGAGCTTCTTCGCGAGCCGGGAGAACGGAGCGCGGTGGCCGGCGTCGTTGCCCACGGCGGCGTGAACCAGCTCGTGGACCAAGACGCCCGCGACCTTGCCGCCCTCGGACAGCGCGGGGGAGATGAAGATTTCGCTGGTCTGGTCGGCGCTCGCGATAGGGGACCAGCACTCCCCCACCCTGCGGTTCCCGGTGGCCAGGGCGCGGACGCTTGGCCACCCGCACGACACGCGCACCTTCTCCGGGATCTTCGCCCCGGAATCCTCGAACATGGGGCGCAGCCGGTCCACGCAGAGATTCAGCCACTCCTCTCTCGTCATGGTGTCCTCCTGTAGGGTTGAGCGGGGGCGGAGGTTGACCCCCGCCCGTGCGGGCTTTCACCGCACCGGCCTAGCCCCTACTTCACGCACGGTTCGCACAGATAGGTTCCGATCCAGCGGCCCTTGGCCACGTAGCCGACGTGCCTCGACTCACCGTCCGCCTCGTCGATGTACATCTTCTCTGGATGGGCGCACCCAGTCTCCTCGATCACCGCACGGCGCGGGCTCACCGCTTTGCGCAGGACCACCTGTCCGTACTGGTCGGCAAGAACGAACAACCTTCTCGTCTTCATGGCGTCCTCCTCCGCGCTGCGTGGGAGTTGAACCCACCGTGCCGTCGCAGCGCACCCGGCCTACGCCCTAGCTGCGTCAGCGAGCTTGTACAGCCGCCAGTACTCGATGGCGGCGGAGTGGTATTGGGCGTTGTCGATGCGCCCGCGCATCTTCGCCCGCTCGATGTCGCTGGCCCAGTCGAAGAACAGCCCGCTGTAGATCGACCAGCCGTCCGGGCAGAACATCGTCACGTCCGGCGCCGCATCGATAGCGTCGAGAATCTCGTCGATGCCGCCGTCCGCCGTGAGGGAGAAGCCGACGCCATCGAACCATATGGGCTCGTCCCGGCTCTCACAGATGACCCCGAACTCGCCGTCGCGCCGTGCGGCCACGACAGCGGGCTCGCCGTTCAGGTAGATCATGGTGTCCTCCTCATGGGTGGCGAGGGAGTCGAACCCTCGATCTGGTATTGGGGTGCGCTCGCGGTTGCCCGCGCCGCCATCCCTCACAGGCCGTTCCACCCAAGGGGGAGAAGGCTCCCCCGTGTATTCGGATCGCTTCGGGCCGTCGGTCGGTGCAGGGGTTGTTCTGCATCCACTCAGCCCGTTGGTCCCGCGCCCCCTGAGGTGCTTCAGCGTCTCGGCCTCGTCTGCCTCAATCGCCCGCTTGTTCCTCGGTGCTCGCTGCCCCAGTCTGTCAAGGAGCTTTCGGCTGTCGGCCAGCCGTCAATCACTTTCTGACTGCATCCTACACCCTTGACGGTATTTCGTCAACACCTTTTATGTTAAATTTTCTTAACATTCGTTTCCGGTGGGACTATAGGGTGTAGGGAACCCGAGAGATGGTTGCAGAGGCCGACAAGGCGCCGATCAACACCGCCCGATGCCCATCGTGCGGACGCCTCGTGGAGGGGGAGGAATGGCTGGGGGCCGTGGAGGATGGGGCCGAGCGGCACTACCTTCGCTACGTCTGCCGCCAGTGTCCCGCCGTGCGTGAGTACCTGGGCGGGGTGATTGACATTGTCTGGTACAAGCTGCCCGATGGGAGCGACCCCGAGACGCCCGAGATCACCGACCTGCCGCTACCCTCCGACCTCACCGACCTGGACGACACCGACTGATGCGCCACAACGACGACTTCAAGACAGCTCTGTACGCCGTGGGGATCATGGCCATCCTCATCATATGGCTGACACTCAACTCGCTGCTGACGTACTGACACCCGTGGAGAAGCCTCTCTCGGACAGTGGGAGGCGCAGCAGGGAGCGTAGGGCGGCGGCCAGAGAGAAGGGGAGGAGACGCTACACCCCGGCACAGCTACGCCAGATGGCCGAGGTGATAGAGCGGTACGTTGAGGAGACGGAGTACCCGATACTGGCAGAGGCTGCGATGGCGGCGGGGTGCGATAAGGGCTCCCTGTACGAACATGCCGAGTTCGCTCACTGTATAAAAAAGTGTACAACCAAGGCCGAGGCGTACCTCGCGCGGCGGCTGGCGACCGATCCCAAGCACGTCGTAGGCTCTATCTTCGCGTTGAAACAGTTTGGATGGGCCGACAACCGCACCGTGGACATGCGCCACTCGGGCGAGGTCAAGCACGGCGTGATCGTTGTGCCTGCCCGCCTGCCCGCTGACCAGTGGGCGGGAAGTACTGGTGACAGTACAGGTGTCACGAAGGGGGATGGTGCCGATAAGTCCTTGCCCGACAAGGACGTGGCTGCGGCCGCCGTAGCTGAGTAAGCCGCAGCGCGGGAGCAGCAGTGGTGCGTGTGTACGCAACGCCGCTCATGCAAGCGAGCCCGAGAGGAGGGGGTGGGGGGTCGAGGCGAGACGGGGGGGCGTTCACATGTACAAATGTCCCCGTGGGGCCCACGCACACCCATACCCCCGGTTTTCTACCAGGGTCCCATCCGCACCTCCTGGTAGGTATCTCCTCCCGTCCAGATCACCCCCGTGGGCTCTGTACGGGTTCTTGCCTCCCACCGCACCGCGCAAAGTAATCGCGGGGGCGCGACCGTGGCCGGTATACGCGGCTACGTAATGCGGTTCGACTCCGCGCGGAGGCTCTATGAAGTTCCGATGGTCGTTTGGTGAGCGTCCGTTCTCCGGCTGCTCCCACCGCACCTACTTCCGCTGCGAGCTGAACTCCGGGCGGTTCGACTTTGCCCTGGAGCTGCGGAACGTCTGGTGCCTGGAGACGGGGAAGTTCGGGGTGATCAGGTATCTGGGGATCGGGCCTCTCGCGTTCTGGGTTCGGGTTCTGTAGCAGGGACACCGCCGGTTATGTGCAAGCGGTACACATTCCGGACCGACGACCCGGATGAGGCCAAGGCGATGCTGGCCGCCTTTGGGCTGGTGGATTTGCTGAACGAGGTGGACGAGGAGCTTCGGAGGCTCGTGAAGTACCGTGAGGGGCCGACCACCGACGAGGACATTCTCAAGGTGAGGCGGCTGATCGGGGAAGGGATGGCCGACCTCGGAGTGGGGATGTAATGCCGATACCTGGACCCCGCAAGGGCGAGTCGAAGGACGAGTTCATCAGCCGCTGCATGGGCGACTCGGTGATGAACCGGGAGTTCAAGGATCAGAAGCAACGGGCGGCGGTCTGCTACCGCCAGTGGAAGAGGAAGGGGAGGACGATCCTGGGCGGCGAGAAGGTGAAGAAGTGAAGTCACTTCTGATCGGCAGTGGGTTCGACCGCACTCGGAAGCTGCGCCTCGAGGGAGACCCCGGGGGGTGGGAGGATCTGGTGACCCTGGACTGCGACCCCGGCTGTTCCCCCGATGTGCAGCACGACCTCGGGTGTCTGCCGTATCCGTTTGTCGATCAGCTCTTCGACGAGATCCACGCCTACGATGTCCTGGAGCACACCGGGGCCCAGGGGGACTGGAAGTTCTTCTTCCGCCAGTTCAGCGAGTTCTGGAGAATCCTGAAGTTGGGCGGGCGGTTCTACGCCACCGTCCCGTCTCCCGACTCGGTGTGGGCCTGGGGTGACCCGGGGCACAAGAGGCTGTTCCACCCCGAGTGGGTCGGCTTCCTGAACCTCGAGAAGTACCGCCGCAAGGACGGGAAGCCCGTGAGCGTGCAGAGCGACGGGTACTTGAGCGAATACACGGGGAACTTCGGGGTGCTCGCGGCGCAGGCGAAGGATGGACATTTCGCCTTCGCTCTCGAGAAGCTGCCCCTTTAGCTCAGTCGGCAGAGCAACTGCCTCGTAAGCAGTCAGTCGGTGGTTCGACCCCATCAGGGGGCCACAAGGAGAAATGAATGACGCTGCGTGATCAACTGCTTGGACGCCGGGTCCTCGTGACGGGGTATAACGGCGCAATCGCGAATGCCAACGAGGACGTGGGTGACGGCTCGCAGATCTACGGTGCGGCCACCACGGGGGCGCTGCCCTCGACGGCTGTCCGCCTCGACATCTCCTCGGGTTCCGCCAACGACGCGTTAGCCGGTACTGGAGCGCAAAAGGTCAGAGTCATCGGTCTGGACGCGAACTTCGCTCCTCAGATCGAAGAGGTGAGCATGAACGGTCAGACGGCCGTCATCACTGCTTACAAGTATCTTCGCGTCCTGGGTGTCGAGGTGATCCAGGTTGGCAGCGGGTTGGGGAACGCCGGCATTATCTATGCCGCCGACGAGGCCTGCACGCAGACCGCAGGAGTTCCGAGCGATCTCACCAAGTGCTACGCTTGGGTCGCTGTTGGTGTAAACCGCTCGAGACACGCCATCTACACCGTGCCGAAGGGCCAGAGGATGGCGCTCCAGTCCCTGTCCATCGCCAACCGGGCGCAAATCTGCGACTATTGGGTCATGTGGACCCCGGTGGTTGGGACTCAGATGTATACCCAGGGCCCGCTGTATACTCTGGCGGCTGGTGCCCAGATGCTGGACAGTTGGAGAGAGAACCTGATCCTCACCTTCCCCGAGAAGACGGACATCAGGATCTGGGCGAAGGCCGCAACCACGGGAGCCATCGGTTGCGCCTCGATGGAGCTGGTCGGTGTCACGACCGGCCAGTAAACCGAAAGAGATAGACGGAAGGCCGGTCGTGTGGGAGCCTCAGCCGAAGCAGGCTGAGGCCCTCTCTTGCCCCGCCGACGAGCTGTTTTACGGCGGGGCGAAAGGGGGAGGGAAGGCCCTTCCGCTCGACGAGGTGGTGCTGACCCCGTTCGGAGAGCGGGCGATGAGGGACATGGCACCGGGCCAGATGGTGTGCCACCCCTCGGGCGGCATAAGCCGCGTCATCTATGCCACCGAGCCGGAGCGCCGGATGGTCTACCGGCTCGTCTTCAGTGACGGAGCGAGTTGCAGAGCGAGCGACGATCACCTCTGGGTTGTCAGGAAGCCGGGTCACCGGTGGAAGGTGGCCACCACCGAGCAGCTCGCCCCCGGACTGATCGTCCCGCTTGGTGCCGCGTGCTTTACCAGGAACTTCCGGTATAACATGCGGCCCCTCGATCCCTATCTCCTCGGGCTATTGATAGGGGACGGGTCGCTGGGGAACGGCAACATACGGCTGTCCACGGCGGACGAAGAGATAGTCGAGTTCCTTGAAAACACCTTCGGTCGGGATTTCGTCAGGGATGGTGGTCTCAGCTACCGGTTCCGTGGCGAGGGGGCTCGGTTTCTGAAAAGGGAACTGGAGCGACTCGGGCTAAGGGTCGGGACCCCCCGCAAGCACATCCCCGAGTCGTACCTGTACGGGGGACTTTCCGCCAGGACCGAACTGTTGCGCGGGCTGATGGACACCGACGGGTATGTTGACGTCAGGGGTCACTGTTCGTTCAGCACCTCGAGCGCGCGGCTTGCCGGGGATGTGCAGCGGTTAGTGAGAAGTCTCGGGGGGGTTGGTTCGGTTACGGTGAAAGACACCGTCGGGTTGCCCTCGCACACGGTGTACCTGAGGGTGCCGTTCGTTCCGTTTCGCCTGACACGGAAGCGCGGGCGCTGCACCGATCAGCCCCCCCTTCGCAGGCTGGTGTCGATTGATCCGGTCGGGGAGGACTGGGTCCGCTGCATCAAAGTCGATGCCCCCGACGGGTTGTTTATGACCCGCGATGGCATCGTGACCCACAACAGCGATTTCCTGCTGGTAGACTTCTGTCGGAACATCACCTATGGCGCGTCTCACAAGGGGGTGTTGTTCCGCAAGTCCTACCCGGAGCTGGAGGAGCTTCAGTTTCGAGCCCTCCAGCTCTACCCCGCTTTGGGCGCGGAGTATCACAAGACGGAGAGAACCTGGATCTTCCCGGGCGGAGCTTCGTTGAAACTGCGGTTCCTTGAAAACGACGATGACGTGCATTCCTACCAGGGGCACCAGTACACCTGGATCGGCTTCGACGAGCTGACGAACTGGCCGACCGACTACTCCTACATCTACATGTTCTCCTGCGCCCGAAGTCCCGAGGGCGTGCCGGTATCGATCAGGGCCTCTGGGAACCCCGGCAGCGTGGGCCACGTCTGGGTGAAGGAGCGGTTCGTGGACATCGCGCCCCCGAAGACGCTGTACTACGACGAGGTCACGCAGATGACTCGGTGCTTCATCCCGGCGAAGCTCGAGGACAACATCCGCCTGATGGAGAAGGACCCGAGGTACGAACAGCGGCTGAAGATGCTGCCGCCGCATCTGTACCGGGCCTACCGCGACGGGGACTGGGACGTGTTCGCCGGGCAGGCCTTCAGCGAGTTCAGCCGCGACCTCCACGTCACGAAGCCGTTCGCGCTCGACCCGAGCTGGAAGCGGTTCACCTCGATGGACTGGGGCTACTCCAAGCCCTTCTCCATCGGGTGGTGGGCCGTCACCGGCGACGGACGGTTCATCCGCTACCGGGAGTGGTACGGCTGCGAGCCGTACAAGAGGAACACCGGGGTCCAGCTCCCCGCTCTCGAGGTGGCGAAGAAGGCCTGGGAGATGAGCGTCCCCGAGGGCTGTGTTGACATGGTGGCCGACCCCTCGTGCTGGAGCAGGCAGGGTCTGGAGGGCAACTCCATCGCGGACACCTTCGCCAGCGCGGGCTGGCGGATGGAGAAGGGCAACAACGACCGCAAGTCAGGGCTCGTGCGTTTACACGACCTGATGAAGACCCGCTACATGGACGGGCGGCCGATGGTGATCGTCTTCGACACCTGTATCCACTGGATCAGGACGATCCCGACGCTGGTGGTGGACGAGCACAAGCCCGAGGACGTGGACACCACAGGGGAGGATCACCCCTACGACGACACGAGGTACGCCCTCCTGTCCCAGGTCTCCCGCTTCCCCGGAAGCGGGCAGCGGAGGAACTACGAGGTTCCCGAGCGGTGGACGGGCGGACCCAGGTGGGTGAGGCCGCAGGAGGAGAAGGAGCGGGAAATAATTTACGACCCATTGTCGATTAGGTATTGATATTTAATCGTCGGTGGTGTATATTCGGGGCATGAGAGAAGAGAAGCAGTTCGTTCTGGCGTGGCTCCTGCTCTGTATACCAAGCGCCATCCTCGGGTCGATCACGGAGCTGTTCAACCCGATCCACGAGCTGGGGCACATCATCTTCGGCCTGTTCCTCGGCTGCATCCCCGTCAAGATCGGCTGGTCGAGCGTGGGTCTGGTCGGCCGGCTGTCCGCGAGCCCCTTCATCGGGGTGGGCGGGTGCTTCGCTGAGATCTTCGGTGCCGCCGCCCTCTGGTTCTGGGCCTTCAGGGCGACGAGGAAGGTGAAGGTCGGGGACTGGGTCCGGACCCTTCACGAGCCGGTGCTGTTCGGCATGTTCCTGTCCGGCCCGCCCGGGCTTTGGATCAACCAGGAGGAGCTGTACGGGGCCGGCGTGTATCTCATGGCCGCGTGGATCATCCTGGGGTGTTATGTCATTCCGACATCGATCCGCCGGTTCGCCTGGACGATTGGGGCGATTCGCAGGCTCAACGCACCGAGGGTGGTGTCAGTGGCCACGTAGGGTTGGCGAGTCGCTCATGCATCGGGCCCCCGCGAGGGGGCCCTTTCGTTTACCGAAGGAGTCAAAATGGAAAGCGGCACATGGCCCGGCTGGGGGTCGAACCCCAGGAAGCATGAGGTGCGCCCGACGACCGGGCGGCGTCTTGCGCAAGCCATCAACGAGTGGCAAGAGGGCGTCCGGGCCACGAAGACGAGCGAGGCGGAAGCCGTAAAGAACTACGAAGAGTTCATGCAGCGGCTTGGCTTCTCTCTCAACGACGGCAGCCTCCTGCTCGGCAGGCGGCCGACCTGGACGAACGGCGAAGAGGAGGTCGAGTACGGCCTGCTCCCCAGCGGATACGGGGCCAACGGCACCGACTGGTGGGCTGCGCTCGGGTCGATGCGGAAAGAGGAGCGGGGCGGCGAGACACTCCTCACGCAGAAGCCGAAGGAGCAGGCTCCCGCCTCCCCCGCCCTCTCCGAGGGGTCTGCCGTCAAGCCCGAAGACGCTGGCGTGTACGAGCAGTACATGAAGGAGTCGGGCTTCACGCTCGAGGGCGATACGTGGACCAAGCGCGACGCGAGCGGGAAGGTCTGGGGCAAGCAGTACAAGTACGGGGACGTTCCGGGCGGGGCCGAAGCCTGGGCCAGCATCGTTCAGTGGTTGAGGGCAAACAAGGGTGGAAAATAACGACACCGCCGTCGATCTGGTTCGGCAGTTCGACGAGAAGGTCCGCCCCGCGCGACTCGAACACGAGAAGCGGTGGCAGGAGATAGCCGAGTTCCTCATCCCCGACCGAAGCATCCTGATGCAGGACAACGGCTACGTCGATGTCGGCAAGAAGACCCATAACCGCGTCTTCGACGGCACGGCGATCCACGCCGCCCTGATGTGCGCCAACGGGGTGGCCGGCTACATGTGCAGTCCGAGCTACCGATGGATCAAGCTCCTCATGTCTCCTCCCGAGCTGAACCAGAGCGCCGCCGTGAAGAAGTTCCTCCAGGACACGGAGGAGCAGCTCTACTACGACCTCCAGCAGTCCGACTTCTACTCGGCCGTCCACCAGTTCATTCTCGACGGGGTGTCGATCTCGACGGCCACGATGTTCATCGAGGACGACCTCGGGAGGCGGCGGATGCGCTTCATGGTCCGCCACCCCTACGAGATCTTCGTCGTCAGCAACGCCTGGGGCGAGGTGGAGATGGTCTTCCGGTGGTACTACTCCACCGCGAGGAACGTCGAGGGCGAGTTCGGATACGAGAACCTCACCCCGAGGCTCAAGGATCTGTGCAAGAAAAACCCCCACGAGCGGGTGGAACTTCTACACGTCACCTACCCGACCAGGGAGCGCAGCATCGCGAAGCTGGGCGTGAACAAGCCCATCACGAGCGTATTCATCGACAAGACCGACCGGAAGATCCTGAGCCAGGGCGGATTCGACGAGAACCCCAACATCGTCTGGAGGTGGAGCCTCGCAAGCGGGGAAGACTACGGCAGGGGGCCGGGGTCGAATGCCATCAAGGACGTGATGGTGCTGAACGAGGTCGCGAGGACCGGCCTCATCACGCGGCAGAAGCACGCCATGCCGCCGATGGACATCCCGCTCGAGAGAAGGGGCCGTGTAAACCTCAACCCCGACGGCAGGAACTACTACGAGGACGCGACCCGCAAGGTCGAGAACATCCTCAAGGGGTACGCCCCCGTGCCGACGGTCGATGTCGAGCAGCGGCTCCAGGCCATCATCAAGGAGCACTTCTTCGTTGACTTCTTCCTGATGCTGGCCAACGCCCAGCGGATAATGACCGCCACCGAGATCATCGAGAAGCAGGGCGAGAAGGCGGCGGTCCTTTCCGCGATCACGGGCCGGTTCGGCACCGAGGGGCTGGACAGGATCATCCACCGCGCCCTGGCCATAGGGGTTCGGGCGGGCCGTATGCCCGCGCCTCCGGACGAACTGCTGGAGTACGCGGGGACCAGGGGCAAGGTGGATTACCAGATCCAGTATTTGGGACCCCTGGCGCAGGCACAGCGGCGGCTGTTCAAGGTGCAGGGCATCGTGCGGAGCCTCGAGAGCCTGGTGCCGATCTTCCAGATCGCCCCCGACAGCATCGACCGATTCGACTGGGACGAGGTGGTCGAGGAGATTGCGGATTCCAACGGGATGCCCGAGCGGCTGATGAGAAGCGACGAGGAGCTGGCGAAGATCCGTCAGGCGAAGCAGATGCAGCAGCAGCAGATGCAGCAGTTGGCGCAACTGGAGGCCATGGCGAAAGCGATGCCCGGCCTCTCGAAGGCTCCCGAGGCCAACTCGCCCGTTGACGCCATGATCGCCGCCGGCCAGGGCAACGTAGCCCAGTAATTGACTCTATAGGACGAGGAACCCTGCCCATGGAGACGGGGATGTTCGAGATTGACCTGAAGGTCCGACGCAAGAGGCAGGAGTACGGGCTCACGTTCGGCAGCGAGATGGGCCAGCGGGTGCTGGTCGATATCCTCACCGACCTGGGGTTCTTCGACGAGGTTGTCGAGGACACCAGCTCCCTCGTACTCCAGAACTACGCCCGCCGGCTTCTGAAGAAGTGCGGGCTGCTCAAGGAAGCGAGGCTCCCCGACATGATCGGGGCGCTCTTCAACAAGACGAGACTCGACGAATAGGAGGAGAGTCGAATGACCTACACGAATGCCGTCGCCGTCGTGATGAGCGGCGCGGACGGGCTCATCGACAAGTTGGAGCTCGAGACCAAGTTGTCGAAGAATGATCGTGCGTATCTTGCGGCCTATCAGGCGAAGCTGGCGGCCGGAGATACCACGCTCACCGAGGACTTGGATTTCCTGCGGATCTTCGAGGACTGGATCAGGATCTGGAAGCAGTAAATGGCTGATCCCGAAACTACTCCGGCCCCTGGGGCTCCGGCCCCGAACACGCCACCCCGGCCGTGGATGGCGCAGCTACCTGACGACCTCAAGATGGACGCTGAACTCGGCAAGCACGAAACTCTTGGGGCCCTGGCAAAGGATTACAAGGCGCGGATGGCGGAGCTGGCGGCCATCGAGCGGCCCCCCGCGAAGATCGAGGAGTACGAGCTGAAGCTGCCCGAACTCCCCGAGGATCTGAAGGGGATGTTCGCCAACGACTCCGAGTTCGATGCCGTGTTCCGCAAGAAGGCCATCGAGGCGGGCCTCACCAAGAAGCAGGCTGCGGCCCTGTACGCGATCTACCATCAGGCCGCCGCCGACAAGGTGCAGGAAGCGCAGCGGCAGTACCGCCAGACGCAGGAAGAGGCGGCCAATGCCCTGAAGAAGGACTGGGGGGACAAGTTCGACGCCAAGGTCGAGATGGTCAACCGGTTCATTCGTGACAACGCCACCGAGAAGGTGAAGGACTTCTTCGACAAAAGCGGCCTGGGTAACCAGCCCGAGATGATCGAGTGGGTCGCCGGCCTTGCCGAGAAGTTCGGGGAGCACGGTTCTGGCCCCGCCAGCACCACCCCTCCCGCCGACGCGGGCTCGGTCCTGAAGGCCATGTATCCCTCGATGAAGGACCTGCCCGACCGGGTGGAGCTGTGATAGTAGCCTTCTGCCTTCCCGGGAGATCTTTCACCGATGCCTTCGTGGCGAGCTGGTCGGGAATGATTAGCTATTGCCAGAAGAAAGGGATCAGCATCAGGGCGGCATTCGGCTACAGCCCGATCATCACCACGGCCAGGAACGCCGTGATCCTGCGGAGCAATCCGATGACGGCCGATGTGCTGCCCTTCGGTGGTGCCGAGTACGACTACATGATGTGGATCGACTCGGACATGGAGTTCACGGGCGAGCAGTTCCAGGCTCTCCTTGACGCCGACGAGGACATCGTCAGCGGTCTCGCGGTCTGCGATTCCGAGACCGGGGCGTTGAACGCCGGCTTCCTGGACAAGACCGACCTCAGTGCGAAGTTCCTCAACGGTCGGGCGATAGATGCCCATCCCGTCAACGAGAAGGGGCTCATCGAGGTCGACTTCGCCGGGTTCGCCTTCGTCCTCGTGAAGAGGGGGGTTTTCGAGGCCCTCGAGCGCCCCTGGTTCAGGACTTCGATCTTCGACGCTCCGGACTGCATGATCCAGGTCGGTGAAGATGTGGACTGGTGCCGGCGGGTCAGGGCCTTGGGCTACAAGGTCATGGCCCACCCGAAGGTTCACGTCGGGCACCAGAAGAGTACCATGTTGAGATTCTGAGGCGCGTTGCGCCTCTATTTCAAACCGTAGGCCAGAATGTAGTAGTTGACCTGTCACTACCGGCTCCTGCGACCTGACGGAAAGGGCAGCCTCAAGCTGCCCTTTTTGTTTGACGGAAGCATTGCGCGGGGAGACTGGGAGCGAGGCATCGGCCCAAGGGGCGAAGCAAATCCTCTGTTCAAAGAGGTAGCCCACAATGGGTGACATTTCCCTCACCAGTGCCTACACCATGGTGGAGCTTGCCAAGAGGACCAACAACAAGGTCTTCCTTGACATCGCTGAGGTGCTGGACAAGAAGCTCGCGATGATTCGCGACGGGGTCTGGGTTGAGGCCAACCAGCTCACCGGACACGTCCACGCGAAGCGCGTGCTTCTCCCCACCGGGACTTGGCGGGCACCCAACTCGGGTGTCGCTGCGAGCATCTCTCAGGTCTCGCAGAACGTCGAGTCCATTGGTCTCCTGGAAGACCGCTCCGAGATTGACGAGTATCTCGTCGAGATTTCTCCCGATCCCCGGACGGCCCGCTACCAGGAAGACATCGCACACGTCGAGGGTCTCGCGCAGACCTTCTCGACGGCAATCTGGTACGGGAACCTCACGTCCCCGGACCCGTTGAAGCCCACCGGCTTCACCACTCGCTACAACACTCTCGGGACCAACGTCCTGAGCTGCGGAGCATCCGGAGGGGCGTCCCTCTGGATCGTCGAGTGGGGCGTCGGCAAAGTCCACTTCATCTATCCGCGTGGTCAGGCGAACACGTTCGTGAAGATGATCGACCTCGGGAAGCAGCTCATGGAGGACGGCATCACCAGTGGCAACAAGCTGGTGAAGTACGTCACCCAGTACAAGATCAACGGTGGCATCGTCATCAACGACGAGCGGTGCATCGCCCGCCTGTGCAACATCGGAACCGGCACCGCGAACCTCGTGGACGAGGATCTGCTCATCCAGCTCCTCAACAACATGCCCGATGAAGGCGAGAGCGCCGTGATCTACTGCAACCCCACCGTGAAGACGCAGTTCGACATCAAGGCGAAGAACAAGCCCGGCCTGTTCCAGTGGTCCCAGGACCCCTTCGGCAAGCCTGTTCTCTCGTTCCGGGGTGTCCCTGTTCGCGTCGATCAGATGCTGACCACCTCCGAGTCGACGGTGAGCTAAGGAGTAATGAGATGACCATCGACTACAAGCTCTACTTCGACAAGGCGGCCACTCTGAGCCAGACCCGGGCCTCGACGAATGTTCTTGACTTCAAGAGCCTTCCCGAGCCGGGCAAGGGTTCACAGCTCTATGTGAACATCTACAGCCATGGCGGGTTCAAGGCCACCGGCACGTACGTGACCACCATCAAGTTGCAGACCGGCACGACCTCGCCCGGTGCGACGAACCTCATGGACATCTGGCTGGGCACGGAAGCCAGCCTGTCTGTCGCGGGCCTTATTGCGAAGGTCCCGCTCCCCAGCAAGGGTCTCAGCGAGTTCGTCTCCCTGAACTACTACTGGCAGACGGCTCCCGAAACCGCGTCCACCATTTCGGCCTTCCTTACCCTCGAGTAAGGTTGCGGGGGCCCGGGAAACCGGGCCCCTCTTCTTTTCCATTCGAGGTAATCCGTGGCAAGAACCGCGATCAACATCTGCAACGAAGCCCTGGCCATGATCGGGACGGAACCGATCAACGCCTTCACCGACGAGGGCAAGGAAGCTGCCCTCTGCAACCTCCTCTACCCTTCGGCCAGGGACGAGGTGCTGACGCTGTACCCGTGGAGCTGCACCATCGCGCGGGCAGACCTCCAGCGTCTGTCGGAAACACCCGTGTCGGGCTATGAGTATGCCTACGCGATGCCGAACGATTACCTCGCCGGCGGGATCGTTGAAACGCCGGAGACGATGCTCCCATTCGAGATCGAAGGTGGCAAGCTTCTCACTAATGCCATCGAGATAACGATAAAGTACCAGAAGCAAGTAACCGATCCAAACAAGTTCTCGCCCCTGCTCGCATCGGTCATTGCCACGAGGCTCGCGCAGATGATCTCGATGCCCATCACGCAGTCCACCAAGATCTCCTCTCTCATCGACTCGAAGTTCGAGCTTGTCCTCCTCCGGGCCAAGGGGGCCGATGCAGCAGGGGCTTCCCAGGAGCCGGGCGTGGAGCCCAGGTGGGTTGACGCGCAGAGCGTGTACGACCCGCTCGATTACGAGGAAGACGAATGACGAGGTTCTTCCAGACCTTCTCCGACTTCACGCGCGGGGAAGTGTCGGAGTTGGTCCAGGGCCGCGTCGATCTCGAGGACTACGTCAAGGGGTGCCGCACACTCGAAAACTTCCTCATCCAGGTCACCGGCGGCATCGAGCGCAGGCCCGGCCTCTACTTCGTTCGGGAAGTCAAGGACTCGTCCAAGAAGGTTCGCCTCGTTCCCTACCGCAACGGCAGCGGCCAGCAATACGTGCTGGAGGTGGGGAACACCTACCTGCGGGTCTACAAGGCCTCGACGCACTCCATTGTCCTCAACGGCGGGAATCCCCTCGAGATCGGCAGCCCCTCCTGGACCGAAGCCCAGCTTCCCGCCATCTTTCACGCCCAGTCGGAAAACATCATCTACTTCGCCAACCGCAACTGGAGCCCGTACAAGCTCGTCAAGAACACCACGTCCGACACCGACTGGACGCTGAGTACTCCCACTTTCACCGACCCCCCCTGGAGTACCAACTACCCCGATACTGTCACGTTCCACCAGAAGCGCACATGGTGGCAGCGGGGGCAGAACATCTACGGGTCCCAGATGGGGAACTTCGAGACATTCACCATCCCGGGGACTCCCACTGATGACAGCGGTATCAACTACAAGGCTTCCGTGGGCCTGACGCTCGAGGGCACCTGGATGGTCGGGCGCGACCATCTCTACGTGGGCTTCGACGGGGTCGAGGCCTACATGCCCAACTCGCCCAGCAAGCCCTACGTCTCGGCCACCATGCCCGCGATTCAGGTCGCTACCGGAAACGGTTCCGCCGCCGTTCAGGCCGTACTCCTCGGTCACGCCGTCCTCTACCTCCAGAAGGGAGCCAAGCGCCTGCGGGAGCTTTCCTACTCCAACGAGGGCGGAGGATACTTCGGGCTCGACCTGACACTGCTCGCTAGTCACATTCTCGGGACCGGGGTCACCCAGATGGTGATGGTGAAGAATCCCGATCCGATGCTGCTCTGCGTCACCTCGGATGGATACATCGCTGCCCTCACCTACGACAAGCTCGCCGGCGTGAGCGGATGGTCGCGGATCGTGACGGATGGAGACTTCGAGAGTCTTGCGGTTGTCGATGGCACAACAGAGGACGAGGTGTGGGCTGTGGTCAAGCGGACTATCGGTGGATCGACGAAGCGGTACGTCGAGTACTTCAAACCCAGGGCGTTCTCGGAGCAGTCCGACGCCTTCTTCGTCGATTCCGGTGTCACTGTTGACTATACGGCAGAGATCGAGACCGTCGGGGGGATCACCCAGGCTGATCCCGGAGTCATCACGCTTACCAGCGGGTTCGAGGACAACTACCTCGTCAAGATCTCTGGCGTCGTCGGCATGACCGAGGTGAACGGGAAGGTCTTCAAGCTCAACAAGCTCACCTCCACCACCTTCGAGTTGTATCTGCCCGACGGCGTGACTCCCGTGGACACGAGCGGATACGGCGCGTGGGTCTCCGGTGGCTCGGCACAGCGGGTAATGATCGAGGTCTCGGGCCTCGCGCATCTCGAGGGCGAAGAGGTAGCCATCGCGGTCGACGGCGGATCGCACGGCCCGAAGACCGTAGCGTCGGGCGCAATCACTCTCGACGACTATGCCATCAAGGCCCACGCCGGCCTCCCCTACACCTCCACACTTCTTCCCCAGCGGCTGAAGGTCGCTCCCGGTCTGACGCTCCGGGTTGACCGAGCGATCATCAGGTTCTCGAACAGCCTCGGGTGCAAGGTGGGGCCGAGCCTTGAGAACCTCCAGACGATGGAGTTCCGCTTCCCCGAGGACGAGATGGACTCTCCTCCCCCGATGACCACTGGCGACAGGGAGCTGAACCTCAAGGGCAGCTTCTCGAAGGCGGGTGACGTGTACGTCGTCCAGGACCTTCCGTTGCCCATGAACATTCTGTTCCTGATCGTCGACGGTTCGTATTACGAGAGGTAGTTATGCCTGCACGACCGAACTACAACATGCCCGAGCCCGGCAAAGCCCTTGCCGACATGACGGCCGACGAACTGGGGGCTTATCGGAAAACACTCGAGGACTATGATCCGAGCACCGCAGTGTATCGGACAAAGCAACTGAGCAAGGGCCCCTTGTTTGCGAAGCTTAACCCCCTGAACTGGCTCGGGGCGGCTCTCGACGATCTGCTCGGCAGCAGCAAGAAAGAGGCGTCCCTTCTGGCCGAGCAGGAAGTAAGGCTGAACGAGGTTGCCGCCTACCAGGACGCTCTGAAGCTGGATGAGAACCTCCAGACCGAGATCGAGATGTACAACCAGCAGGCCGCGCAGTTCCAGGGCGAGGTTCGCGCCTGGATGATGGCCAACGGCGGAGACATCCGTGCGGCCGGAAGCCCGGCGGCGATGCTGGCGTTCAACGACAAGCAGTTCGCCAGGGACATAGCTCAGATGAAGAAGACTGCGGCGGACACGAAAGATGCCTACCTCCGCGAGGCCAAGAAGTACGACCGGGCCGCCAACGCGATGGCGGCCATGCGTCCCTGGGACAGCGCGGCTTCCCTCCTGAGCGGCATCACCAGCATCTACGGATTCTTCAAGTAGGAGAGACACATGGAGTTCCCGCTTGCCTCGCGTCAGGTAGGCCCCAAGTTTGTCAGCGTTGGACGCGAAGATTTCTCTCCCGAGATTGCCATTGCGAACGCGAGAAGCGACACCATTGACGCCACGATGAAGTTCGTCGGGGGGGTTGTCTCCCCGCTCATCAAGGGCGAGATCGACGCCCGCATAAGTGCGGCCATGGCGAAGGCAGAGGGCGAGCTTCAGAAGACGTATCGCGAACTCGAGAAGGACCCCGACTATGAGACCTACGAGGAGCGATTCAAGGAAGCGGCCGACCAACTGAAGACCGAGCTGAGTGCCACGCTGAAGCTGCCGGGTGCCAAGAAGTCTTTCGAGGACAGATACGAGCAGCTCAGGGGGAAGTACAACAAGAGCGTCGTTGACCTGTGGAGTGTCAGATCGTTGAGCTTCCGATATCAGGCCTACGAGGCAGAGCAGGAGAACAACGCATCCAGGGGTGACGACGAGGCCATCCAGCAGACCGCGATGACCTATGTTGGAAATGGGACGCTGGACCCGACGAAGGCTGCCGAAAGCGTCGCCGCCTACCGCAAGAAGAGCCACTACGTGAAGCTCAAAGGTCTGGCCGCCACCTCGGGGTATCAGGAGGTCATCGACAAGCTGATTAAAGGGGAACTCGATGAGGAATACGCTCTGAAGCCCGGGGAGGCCGTCGAGGTCGCCAACTCCCTCCTCAACGAGTACAAGATCGTCAAGGCGCTCGACCTCGAGCGCAGGGACCAGATTCAGGCGGAAACCTACCTCAAGGCCGTGGCCGATCTGAACACCGACGCGGTGACCGATCCCCAGATGTTCTGGAATACGGAGCTGTACCCCGAACTCAGCTCCGATCAGAGGCACAACCTCGAGAGCCTGTGGAATAACAGATATGTCGCGCAGGCGAAAGCGGACAAGAACGCCTACCTGGCCGAAGCCGAGGCGAAGCTGTTCAACGGCACCTTCGACGAGCAGGCTCTCACTGACCTGATCTCGCGGTATCCCGAGGAGGCCGACAGCTACCGAAAGAAGCTCGAGACGCTCCGGGGAGGGGACGCCCACGACCGGGACGAGGCACAGTGGGATATGTATCTGTCGGCCTTCTGGAGGACCAACTCGCTCACCCAGGCGCATCTCGACCAACTCGCCGCCGCCCACCCCGACATGGTGACCGAGTGGACGAGTCGGTTCCGACAGCAGGAAGAGGACAAGAAGGCCGACCGAGAGCGCCTCACGGAGGAGACCGGGCAGGGTTACCGCACTTCGTTCTACGCGATGCTCTGGGACCCGAACTTCAGCTACGACTACCTCCGCAAGTGGCTGGTGAACAACCATGGCCCGGGCAAGGATGCCAAGGGAAATGCCATCTCTCGCATAGGCACCAAGGACTTCGACAGTTTCATGGCCGATCTCGAGAACATCAAGAAGAAGCAGCTTCCGGCCGGTGCTGCCTATGTCTACGACTGGGTGAAGGGCTTCTTCAAGAAGAAGATCGACACGGCCGACGCCGCCCGCGATCCCAAGAAGCTCGCGGACATGGAGGGGAAGCAGTCAGCGGTGCTGGAAGCCTTGGCCGCCACGATTCGCTCTGGGCAGTTCGACCCGAAGCTGACTCTCGAGAAGGTGCAGAAGCTCTGCGATGACATCGACCAGGAGATCGTGCGGCGCGGAGTCGCCGGGTTGTACCGCGCACTCGAGGCGGGGCCGCTGAAGAAGCCCAACGTCTTCGAGCTTATGGGGCAGACCGCAGAGGGGATCAGGATCGAAAACGTCCCCACGCCGACCTTCACTCCCGTCGAGGGCGTCGTGGGCGGCGCGTGGACCGGTCGCCCGCTCCAGCCGAGGTACGCCGAACTGAAGGCCAACGAATCGCTCATCCGATGGACGCCCCCGACGGGGCCGGCCCAGGTCTTCATCCTCAATGAGAAGACGGGCGAGATCTTCGACGCCTACACCCACAAGCCCAGGACCGACATCAGGATAAAGAAGTAATGCCTGAGATCAAGACCGTCACGAGCGGCTTCGAGTTCGTACCCGAGACCGCCGCTGGCGACGACTACACCCTCACCGAGGAGTCCATCGTCGAGATCCTCGACCGCGCCCCCGTGATTCCGTCCTGGTCCGACTTCAGGCGTGGGAGACGGATTTCAACGCCGCGATTAAGCCCTACGCGGACTGGTACGTGAAGACCCGTGGCGGGACAAGCCCCGAGCTGGCCCCATTCCCGAAGGAGGCCATGAAGCTCGCCACCGAGGCGCTGAACGAAATCGTGGCCGGAACCGAAGATCCCGAGGGTCAGTCGTACCGGGTTGTCAACTCGATCCTGGCCGCCGACATGGTAGGCCTCACTCCTTCCGAGGTGCTGAACCAGCACGACTCCGTGGCCAAGATGTTCACGGGGAAAGCGAGCACCCCGAAAGAGTTCTTCCAGGCCCTCAGCAAGTTCTACCAGAGCGGCACGATGGTTGGCCGCATGGCTCCCCTCATTCTGCGCCACGGCATGGGGGACCGGAGTCCCGAACTCGAGAAGCAGATCCGCGACCTCCAGGCCCAGATGGGCGAGGCGGCGAAGCAACTGCCCGACATCTTTGCCATAACCCCCGGTCTCGAGGGGCTCTCGAAGACCTTCACGGAGGTGCCCACGGATCGGCCCCCGTCCGCCGGCCACGGCGCGTTCTCCAGGGAGGGCGCGTCCAATTTCATCATCACTCTCTCGAAGCTAGGCATCCCGATTGCCAAGTGGCTCGGGGAGACCGAGGAGACCCAGGCTGCACTCTTCGAGGCGGTCAAGGATCTGCCCGGCCCGCTGGAGCTGTCGGCCTACGAGGCGGCCAAGATCGCCCCGATGTACATCGAGGGGCTCAAGGAGGGGGCCCCCTGGGCTATAGCCCTGGGCGGAGGGACAGCGGGGGCCGCCGTGTTCGCTACCGTCCTCGGCCACCCCGAGGTCGGCGCTTCCATCGCTTCTCTCATTCCCGAGATGCTCGGCCTCGGGCTGAAGGTCGGCACTCTGGGCTACATCGGCAACATCGAGTGGACCCAGGCGTACTGGGATTTGATGGACAAGCCCATCCTGGACGCCGACGGGAACCTGATTACCCCCAACCGGCAACTCACCCTCGCGCTCACGGCCCCTATCGGAATCGCCAACATGGCCCTCGAGAACCTCCAGTGGGACGCCCTCCTGAGGCCTCTCGGGCGCGGCGCGGCGAAGGCCGTGGGCAAGATGACCTTTTCCGAGCTGGTCAAGAACAAGGGCACAAGGGACTTTATGATGCCGCTCCTGAGGTCGACCCAGGGCGGCATTCGGGAAGTCCTGGTCGGCAGGAAGCTCGCGGGCGTGCTGGGCAAGCTCGCCCTGAAGGGCGGCAAGGAGTACATCCAGAACGTCACCGAGGAGTCGATAGAAGAGGGGCTCCAGCAGGCCGTCACGGTTGTCGGGGAAGAGATCGCCAAGAAGCTGTTCGCGGAGGTGGCGGGCACCGAGTACGAGGCGGACTGGAAGCGGTTGTGGCCCGAGGTCTGGGAATCGATCAAGACTTCTGCGAAGGGGTTCGCGGTTCTCAACGCCCCGGGGGCCATGGTCGGTTACGTCATGGAGGGCACGAAGGTCTCTACGGACCTGAAGAAGCAGACCGCCGCTGTAGACCTCGTGATGCGTCAGGTCAAGGGAATCTCGAGAGCCGATGCCGAATCCGTCGTCAAGATGTCCATCGAAGCCGAGAACGCCCGCATCGAGTCCGGCGGCGGGATCGCGAAGGCCAGGGCGGGGTTGCAGTTCGAGAAGGCCGCCAGCGCCAGCAGCCAGGAGACCTTCCAGAAGAAGCACGAGGGAACCCAAGCCGTGGGGCCGAAGGGAAAGCCCGACGTCTTCATCAACCACGCCCCGAGGGCGGGCGAGTACGGGTCGGCATACGTGTACTCCTCCGACGCTTCTCTCGCGGAGGACTCGGCCAACATTCCACAGATTCGCGCAGAGAATGACAGATTGCTCAAGGATGCTTCCGACAGGGTCGCGCAGATCCAGGCGGACCTGAAGGACGAGAGCATTTCGGTCGATGCGAAGGTGACGCTCACTGAGGAACTCGCGCACCTCAACGCCGAGGTGGAAGCCCGCCAGCTCTGGGCCGAGAAGGGGGTGGGCATGGGGGTCCAGCCCGCCTACCTCGACGTGAAAAACAGTTTCGATGTCACCAAGGGCAGGATCGACGCGCGGGAGTTCCTGGAATCCCAGTTCGGAGAACGGGGAGCCGCCGTTTACACGCGGCTCGTCGCGGAGGCCGAGCGGAGGGGGTCGAAGGCCACCACCCTCGAGGACCTGACGACCAAGGGGATCACCTACGAGCGGGCCAAGGTCTTGGCTGCGGCCTTGCGAAAGGTGCCGCGTACCGACCGGAGCGCCGCCGATGCAGTCAACGCCTTCCTCCGCTCGAAGGGGCACGACGGGCTGAGGCTCTCCGATGGCTGGGCTGTCTTCAGCCCGAAACAGATCACGAGCCCGTACAACCGGGCGGCATTCGATACCGGTGTCGAACGGCCGTGGATCGAGAAGTACCGGCTCGACCCCGAGAACCCCCCGAAGATCAAGGGGGTGAGGCCGGCCATCCAGACCAGGGACGGGTCGATCTACTACCACCCCGAGTGGGTCGATCACGTCACGGCGGCTCAGGACCTGGAGATCCCGCACGACGAGGTCTCCTCCTCCGGCTACCTCATGGGCGACGGCCGGTACGTCAAGTTCGCGGGCATCAAGCTGAAGGGCGCCCGAGGTGGCGGCATCTCTGTCGCCAAGTTCACCAAGGACGCGAAGGAGAAGTTCCACGCCACCGATGAGCAGATAGCTGGCTCCCTGGCCGCCCTCGAGGCTCACGCGAAGACCCTGGGAATGACGCTCGAGGAGTGGATGTCCAACCGGCTCATCGACATCGAGACCGGCACGGAGCCGAGCGCCTACAAACTGTTATGGGAAGCCTTCGCTACTCGTTTCGAGCCAACGCCAAAGAACGACTATCCGGCCATGATGGAGAAGTGGTGTCGGGAACGGTTCGGTGACACGGAGGCCCAACAGTATTTCGTGGAAGCCCTCAAGTTCTACAAGCGATGGCGTGAAAAGACACACAAGGGGGATGTGTCAGCTCGCACGAATCAGAAAACCATCTTCTCGCTGGATACTTCAACGAACTGCCCCAATCGCGAGGTGACTTTCCCTTGCCTCTACTGTTACGTCGAGCAGGCCACTACGGGCAAAGGGATCTTCGATATTCTCCAGTACACCAACGAAATCCTCCAGATGCCAGACGATCTGGTGAGATTCATCAATACACAGCTCGGAGGCATGCTCGTTTTCTCCTTCGGAGACTACAAGCCGCGCGCCGAGGAGGTCGTGCGAAAGGTCTTTGAGGACGCGAAGAAGAAAGGATTGATCCTCAAGATCATCACCAAGAATCTCGAGTTCGCAAAGAAGTATTCAAAGCTTTACGACAACGCCGTTTTCAGCATTAACGTCGACTTTGAGAACGTCACCGGGTCCACGCCCGCCGAGTGGGTGGACGACGGGATGGCGATCATCCGCGCCTTCAAGAGCGCCGACTTCCCTTCCCTCATGCACGAGCTGGGGCGCGTCTTCCGCCGCGACCTCTCTCCCCAGGACCTGGAGGTCGTGGAGAAGTTCTGCGGCGTCCGGCGGGGGCGGGACGGGCTTCCCATCTGGACGCGCGAGGCCGAGGAGCGGTTCGCCTACGGGTACGAGAAGTACCTCGCGGACGGCGTGGCTCCTACCGAGGAGCTGGACGCCCTCTTCAAGCGATTCCGGGTCTGGATGGGCCACCTGTACACCAACCTCCGCGACCGGCTCGAGCTGACCCCCGAGGCCCGTGGGGTGTACGACCGCCTGTTCTACAAGCCCGAGGCAGAGAAGGCGGGGGCAGAAGAGCCCGGCCAGGACTCCCTCGCGACCGTTCCGGCCACCCTCGAGGACATCATCAACGAGGAGACCAAAGAGGACTGGCAAGCCCGCATGATCGAAGCGGAGCCGGAAAGGGTCGCCAGGGAGGCAGAGAGTCGCGGAGAGAGACGCCGGCGCGGCCTGTCGGCGGCCTACGAGGTTCTCCGCGACCACCGATTCGGCCTGCGCGACGTGCAGCAGCTCATCGCGTCGGTGGAGTGTAAACGCAACCGCGCCTCAATCGCGAAGGCTCTCGGGGTCAAGCGGTGGGACGCCAAGGCCCGCCTGATGGACGAGGCCATCCAGCTCCACATCGACATCGAGGGCCAGGAGGGCTACGCCCGCAGCGTGAGGGACAGCCTCACTCCCCACCAGCAGGAGGTGCTGGACCTCGCCCTGGGCCTTCCCGAGAGCGTTGCGCCAGTGGTCGAGAGGATCAAGAGGACCTACCAGAAGCTCGGCCTCGAGGCGAAGGGTCACGAGGTCATCAACAACCTCATCGACAACTACGTCAACCGCATGTGGGATCTCAAGGGCAAGGAGACCAACGAGATCCTCTCGAAGTTCCAGACGAAGTCCAAGCACGCGAAGAAGCGGGTGTTCACGACGATCCTGGACGGCTGGCTGGCCGGCTACGAGCTGAAGGTGCCAGGAGCCACCAACGCCCTCAGGGTCTACCAGATGGAGATCTCCAAGGTCCTGGCCGACCGGAAGTTCATCGAGGGCATGGCCAAGGCCAGGACGGTGGACGGCGACCCCCTGCTCTCCACGCGGCAGCTCGAGGGCTACAAGAGGATCGACCACCCGAACTTCAAGCTCTGGCGCTACAGCGGCTCCACCAGCGCCGAGTACATCACCAGACGGCTTCGCGAAATTTCTACTATTAGAAGCGAAACTTCTACACCAACGGCTCCCGGGGCATCCCGGGGGATGCAGAAGATCCGCGAGGTGGTCCAGGAGGCCATGCTCGCGAGGGGGTTCAGCCCGGCCGAGGCCGATTGGTACATCAACAAGGTGGCGAGCGCCGAAACCCCGGATGCGGCCAACGCGGCGATCACCGAGGTCACCAACCTCGTCCGGGAGCGGGAGGTAATCGACAACGTCACCTTCCGGAAGGTGTCGGGGAAGAACTACATCCTCCTGGAGGACGGCACGATCCTCGAGCGGTACGACCTGTACGCCCCTGAGGCCTACGCCAAGGACCTGAACAACATCCTGGGAACCTCGAAGATCAAGGACATCGGCGTCGTCAGGGCGATCTCAAAGTTCAACGCCATGTTCAAGACGCTCCTGTTCGCGGCCTCGCTCTTCCAGCACATGGACTATCTGCGGGGCGGAATCCTTGGATCGTGGGGGTCCAAGGGGCTCGCGCTGCGGCCGGTCAAGTTCGTCAAGTTGGGGTTGCAGGCAATCAACAACCTCGAGCCGGCCATCGTGCAGGGCGTCAGGAACGGTCTCACCCTCTTCAACAAGGTCGATTGGGAGGGCGAGGTCTTCGACGAGACCGGCTTCGTCGGAGAGATCCTCGACAAGTGGAAGCCCACGGCCGAGCTGCGGAGGGCGGCCAAGACCGTCATCGACAAGTGGTCCGAGTTTCTGTTCAACACCCTCGGGGCGGGTCTGAAGGCGAAGAGCTATCTCATCATTATGAAGAATGAGATCAAGCACAACCCGAACGAGGACATCGACGTGATCTCGAAGCGGGTCGCCCAGATGGTGAACGAGAACTTCGGCGGCCTGCACTTCGAGCGCATGGGCAGGAACCCCACCGCGCAGCACATCCTCCGCATTCTCATGCTGGCCCCCGACTGGACCGAGTCATCCATCAGGAAGTACCTGGGGGCCTTCGGCGTCTCCTACGGTCGCGGGAAGTGGGAGAAGCTGTCGCCCGAGACCAGGATCATGTACCAGAAGCTGGTCTTCGGCTCGCTTCTGAAGGGATTGGCGGCGACCGTGTTCGCCAACTTCCTCCTGGCCGGCGGGGACCCCGAGCGGTTCATCGAGGGCTACCTCCAGGCATTCGAGGACGGGAACCTCTCCTTCATGGACGTGAACATCACCCCGCTCTACGAGGCAGTTGCCAAGGGACTGGGGATCGAGCCAACGGGCCAGCGCAAGTACTTCTCGCTCCTGGGCTACTACAAGGACCCGATCAAGTGGGCGCGGTATCCGCTGAAGTCCTTGAAGTACCGCGCGTCCGTCGGGACCAGCCTCGCGCTCGAAGCCCTGACGAGAACCGACTGGGCGGGTCGCACCTTCGTCCCGCTGCGCGAGCTGATCGAGAGCGGGCAGACCGTCAAGATGTACCCGAAGCAGAAGCCGGTGGCCGACTGGGATTGGTTGCCGGCCTACATCATCAACCAACTCATCGGGCTTTCCCCGATCCCCATCCAGCAGGCCCTGGCCTACGCCATGGGCGAGCAGGAGGGGCTGGACGCAATCATCAACGCTACCGGACTCGGAGTCCGAACAACCTACTGATAGGAGACAGGCATGGTCAGCACGACTGAGAACCGTGTGGTGTACGACTGCACGGGCGGAACCACGTACGACTTCGACTTTCCCGTTTTCGACGGCACGACCGACCTCAAGGTAACCAGGACGAGCGCGGAGGGTGTCGATACTGAGTTGACCCTCACGACCGACTACACCGTCGAGGCAACCGACAACGACTGGGAGAATGGTGGAACCGTTACCACCGTTTCTACCTACTCGGACGGGAAGATCACCATCGAGCGAGTGATCGAGGCAACACAGGAAGTCGACTACATCGAGGGTGATCGGTTCTCGGCCGAAACCCACGAGCGGGCTCTCGACCGGCTCACCATGCTGATCCAGCAACTCGAGGATAGGGTGGGGCGACAGATAACCTTCCCCGCTTCAGACGACACCGACCTCGACTACGAACTCCCGAATGCAATCGTGCGCGGCAGCTGCTATCTCGGTTTCAACGCGGAAGGCGAGCCAATCGCTTCGCCCGGGATTCCCGACGTCCCTATGAGTACCTGGGGCGAAACTCTCGTGGATGACGAGAGCGCGGACGACGCCCTGACGACGTTGGGGGTCAGTGAGTTCGCGAAAACCCTTCTCGATGACGCGGACGCCGAGACGGCACGGGCGACATTGGGGGCTGCGGAGGCACACGCCGAGGTCATCACCTCCTCGCAGACGGCGGCCAGCAGGAAGAAGTATCTGGTCACAGCCCCCGTCAATCTCGCTCTCCCAACGAGCCCGGCGGCAGGCGACGAACTCACGGTGGTGGCCGATGCGGCGTGTAATATCACACAGTCCGACGCAGACCACTCCATCGCCTTTCGCAACTCCTTCTTCACGACCAAAGGCACGACTGGTTTGTTGAAGTTATTCCCCGGAGAGAAAGCGAGGATGATCTACAAGGGCACCGGCCTTAGCAGGATAGAGCCGGGCGTTAAGCTTTCCGACCCCGGCGGCCTCCCCGCCGGCCATGGCATCGACTGCGCTTTCTCCTACGATGGCACATACCTCGCCGTGGGACACTACACCAGCCCCCACCTCACGATCTACAAGAGAAGCGGGGACACCTTCACGAAGCTCGCCGACCCCGGCGACCTCCCCGTCGGCAATGGCAGCGGCTGCGCTTTCTCCTACGATGGCACATACCTCGCCGTGACACACGACACCAGCCCCTACCACACGATCTACAAGAGAAGCG